GGCACCGGACAGGTCAGTTCTGGCGTCCTGCGTGGTGTTGGAACTTACGCATTCGGAAATACCTTATCCGGCCAAGTGCTTTCTGGTTCTGAAGACTCCGGTGGCACGTTAGTTAAATTCCCCAATGCCCCCACTCGCACGAACACATCAGGCTTGAACGATTTAAGGCAGGCTTATTGGGGTGCACTACCCACCGACGATGGCGGCGATAATTTTAAGGCAGATGTTATTGATCTTTGTCGAACTAAGCCAAAGGGTGTTACATCACCCTACGACTCTTCAGACATTTTAGAGTATCAGTACGTTATTTCATTGGAAGATTTAACCTTCCAAGGTCAAAGCGGCACTGGCGCTGTCAATGTTGGCAGTTCATCTTACTTGGAAATAGATACAAGCGCTCGCGCTGGCGGTTATTCGTTAACCACAACCGCATCCCTTCCAACCGGCTTTAATGGCGGCCCAAGTGGAGATTTACAATCTTATAAAGTTGTATTGAATGCCGGCGCTGGTAATTTAACCACCCTGTTCTTTGGTGGAACTGATGGATTTGACATCACACAATCTGATCCGCTATCAAATGTCGCAATAGGTACATCAAATCCGCTAACAAGTTATGAATACAACACTTATGAGAGAGCAATCAACACGGTTAAAAATCCTGAAATTGCTGCTTACAATGTTATTTCTGTTCCCGGCTTAGAGCAGGAGTCTTTACAAAACACACTCATCACCAACACGGATGAACGTGCCGATGCTTTGGCAGTTATTGACATTGACAAGGGCTACGTTCCTTCTCATGAATGGCGCTATGGCGACGTCACAACCGAAGCCAAGCGTCAAGGTAATGTGAATGACGCCATTAATACACTCAAAGGTAGAAAGCTAAACTCCAGTTATGCGGCGACTTACTACCCATGGGTCAAGATTCGTGACAACATTAACGCCAAAGACGTTTGGGTTCCACCAAGTGTCGCCGCGATCGGCGCGATGTCCTACACAGACCGCGTACAGGCTCCATGGTTCGCCCCTGCTGGCTTTAACCGCGGTGGCTTATCAACTGGCATAACCGGCGTACCAGTTGCTAATACGGCGCTTAAGCTCTTCAAGGACGACCGGGACCGCCTCTACGAGGTAAACATCAACCCAATTGCCTCGTTCCCAAATGAGGGTGTCGTTATCTTTGGTCAGAAGACACTACAGGCTGATAGAAGTGCTCTGGACCGTATTAATGTGCGCCGCCTGCTCATCTTCTTAAAGAGGGGCATCTCTAGGATTGCCAATAACACCTTGTTTGAACCAAACGTTCCCGACACTTGGACGACCTTTAAATCAAAGGCGATCCCGTTCTTGACGGACGTAAAGACGCGTTACGGCTTAACTGATTACAAGTTGATCTTGGATGAGACCACAACGACGCCTGACTTAATTGACCAAAACATCATGTATGCTAAGTTATTCATTAAGCCGGCCAGAGCAATCGAGTACATCGCACTTGACTTTATCATTACAAATACCGGTGCTTCGTTCGATGATTAATTTAGAGGAAAACTATTTAAGTTTAGGAGAGAAAAGATAAATGGCTACATCAATTCCAATTTGGGCAAACCCGTTAACAGAACCTAAGAGACAATATAAGTTCATTCTTAATATCTCTGGCATTCCAGCTTATGTAATTAAAACGGTAGACAGGCCATCGCCAACGATTGGCGAGGTCACGCATGACTTTTTAATTCATCAATTTAAGTACCCGGGGAAAATTACATGGGGAGACATTAATGTAACCATGGCAGATCCAATTGACCCCGACATGTCTAGAAAGTTATTATCCCTTATTAAAAACGCGGGCTATGTTTACCCGGGTGATTTTAGTCCCTCTCCGAGTGATCCTAACTACTACAGAAAGTCACTAGGCAAGGCCAACATGATCGATCAAATCGGTCAGGTCACAATTGACACCATGAATACAGAGGGTGAAACAATTGAAACGTGGAAACTTAATAATGTTTGGGTTAAGTCTGTATCATATGCTCAGGCAACTTATGGTTCTGAAGAGCTTATTGAATTACAGATGGCTCTGTCTTATGACTGGGCCGAATTAGAATCCTTTACTCCCATCACCGATTCTTAAAATTAGTACTGTAAACTAATTAAAGTAGATGGCAGATTTAGCACCGAACTTTACCACCAATGTTCTTAAGAGTATTAGCAAGTATGCTGCTTTTAATGAACAGTCCCAGTTACACGATTTAGATTTAATTTTAAACGCACAACAACAACATCGCTTTGTTGTGTTAATGGATGACATTCCCCCTTTCTACATCAGTCAGGTGGATAGACCGTCTTACGACATTGATACCGTAGAGCACATTCTGCTGGATCATGTTGTGCGTTATCCAGTTAGAGTTAAGTGGAATCAAATTTCAATAAACATAAAAGAAATTTATGGTGGAAATACAGTTGGCTCTGTTGGTGGAAACATTATGAATAAGCTTTTGGCTCATTCGTATTACTATCCAGACGATGCGATCTCATCCCAAGGCTCCAGCATTTTAAGCGCAATTGTTAATCCACTCGGCACTGCTCGCGATTCATTATACGGAACGCGCAATCTAACAAAAGAAAATTTGACAAAGGCTGTGGGCAACATCAAAATTTTGTCATTGAAAGAAGACGGAACCGCTTTTGAAACTTGGACAATCTATAATGCGATGATCACATCTGTCAAGTTCAGCCAAAATAGTTATGGCGGCGAGGACTTAACAGATGTCAATCTTACGGTACAATATGATTGGGCCAAGTTACAACTAGGCTCAACTTTTTAAGAGGTATAAATGAGAGACAACGAAGGGAGAGCACAAATCCCCCCTGAACTGCTAGAACAATTTATGAAACAGCAGGAAGAAAAAATCACTAAACAAAGCCAACCAGCCCCCGCACCCGCACCAGTCAACCATGGTGGCTATCAAGTCCCAACAGACTTTATTGATTTGCCATCAAAGGGCGCGTTTTACAGCGAGGCACACCCATGGCATAACAAAGAGGAGGTTGAAGTGCGTTACATGACAACCCGAGAAGAAGAAATTTTATCTTCTGTAACGTATGCTGAAAACGGTGTCATGTTTGATAAGCTTATTGAAAGTGTGACGGTTGATAACATTAGAGCCACTTCATTATTGCCGGGAGATAGAAATGCCATTCTTATTAATACCCGCAAGAACTCTTATGGCGATGACTATCAATTCAACACAATTTGTGGAAAGTGCTACACTTCATTTGACCACACCGTTAAGTTATCAGAGATGGTAAATAAAGAATTTGACATGTCTAAGTTAAGCGCCAACAGGACAGTATTTGTGGAATTACCAGTTTCTAAAAGAAAGATTGAATTCAAGATCGCTACAGGAGAAGACGTTCAATTTATCAATAAACAGACCAAACAGCGAGCCAAACACGGCCTACAAGGTAGTGAAACAATGGATACCCACCGAAGGTTGATTGTGTCTGTGGATGGAGATTCAAATCCCGCAAACATTAATGCTTTGGTTCCCAACCTATTACTAAGAGATTCCAAGTTCCTCCAAAAGAAATACGACGAATACAAACCAGATGTGAATTTTGTCTATTCCCACGAATGTGAAGCGTGTGGACATCTAGACAAAGGAGGTGTCCCTGTTGGGATAAACTTTTTTTGGTTTGACGAGTAGCTACATCAACGGTGTTTATGAACAACTATTTACTATGGTGATGCAATCTAAGTTCACTTTTACTGAACTTTATTGTATGCCAGTTAATTTAAGAAATTGGATTTATAACCGATTAGTGAAGCATTACGAGGAATTGAATAAAACGTCGTAGTCTTCTAATTACTATGAGGGAAAAGCACGATGGCAGCAGGCGGCGAAAAGAAAGGTGTTGGAGCAGGCTCAAAACCAGCATCTACAAATAAAGCGTTCATAGAACGAGGAAAAGAAACTCTTAGCGCCATGCAGACTTTGACAGGCGGCGCAAACGATTTAGAGTCAGCCTTGGGTGCAGTGGTCGGTGCCGGCGTAGGCGTGACTCAGGCCATGGGCGACCTTGTACAAGGTGGCCCTGCCGCAGCAGGCATGTTGGAGAAATTGGGGACTGCCGGCACAAAATTAGTCGCTATTCTAGAAAAACAAAATAAAAGAATAGAAACTTTTAGAGTTAATTTAAATCAAGCCGGCGTCAAAGACACCCGCGCCTTTATTAAGGGAATGCGCCGCCAACAAGATGCTCTTTTAAGCTATGGTGTCACACTAGAACAACTCAATACTGCATCTTTGAAATTTAGAAACAGCTTAAACCTTCTTGTGTCGAAGCGCTTTCCTGCACAAGAGCGGTCATTGAGAAAGTTGACGGCAGTCAATGAAAGATTTGGCATTAGCATGGACACTTCTGTTAACTTTCTGAATAATTTAGATCGCGGCTTTTCTATGAACGCAAAGTCATCAGACAAGTTTTCTAGACAATTATTACAATTTGCTAGAAAGACGGGCCAACCCTTTAATAAGGTGTTCGAAGACTTCAACTCTAACATCAGCACGTTCTTCGTAGAACTAGATCCCCAAAAGGCACTTTCTAAATTTACTGTGTTTCAACAGATTGCCAGAAGAATGGGAACTGATGTTAGGGAATTAACTGCGCTGACCGATAAGTTTGAAACTATCGAAGGGGGAATGGAATTTGGCGGTAATCTCAATATGCTCCTTTCCAACCTAGGTGGATCGTTCGATGCCGTAGAGGCAACTTTGATGAGCCAGCCAGATAGACTTCAATACATCACCAAACAAATTCAGCAAGTTGGCGGCGAAATTGAGGGAATGACTGACCTTGGCCAACGCGCAATTTTAAGAGAACTCTCGACGCAGGTTGGAGTCGATGTGGGCACCATCCGCGCCATGTTAAATAAAGAGAAGGGTGGAGATTTAAATAGATTTTTAAGTGAAAGTAAAAATTTGGGTGAAATGAATGCTGCCGAACAAAGAAAAATTGCCGATGAAAACACTACCAGAGAGCAAAAACAACAACAGGTAAGCGATCAGATGATCGGTAAATTTGCTTTAGCCGCAGAACGAGCAGCCCAAGCAGCGAGTCGCATGAGGGCGGCAGTTGATACTGATCTGGCCCGCGCTGGAAACCGCGTTCTAGACAAGGCTGTTCCTGCGATGACGGCTGCTACTAAGAAATTGGAAGAGGCCAGTGTTACTTGGAGCGCTTCAAATAAGACACTGGCTGAAAAGACGGCCGAAGCCATTTCGACGTTGGGCACGACCTCGACTGCATTCTCCCAAGCCTTTCTTCAGTCTTCAAAAACAATCGCAGGTGCAGTTGCTGGGCTACCAAACACGGCGACCAAACCGGCTTTGGTTGGGCAAAACCCATGGGGCCTACCAGCCATGAGTGTGGTCAAAGAAAAATAAAGGAGACCAGCTAAGTGCCAAATCATGATTTAACAATTAAGAAGACTCTACAGGAGGACAAGAAGCTAGCCTATTCTTCTAATGAAGAGCGTGAGTTACGCCTTAAGTATCCTTTTGCGAACATCTTCATCCAGTTTCCAACGACAGGAGACGGCGTTACTTTTCCGGCTTACTTAAAGAGCTTACAAGACAGTTTTACCCCGAACTTCACCCCGGTATCTGTGTTTGGTCGCATGGACGACATTCCAATCTATCAGTCAACCAAGCGCTCTTTAAGCTTTTCTTTAACGATGCCCGCCTTCAACGAGCCTCATGCACGCCAGATTCTTAAAGACATTAATACAATTATTAAAAATCTCTACCCGTCGTATGTAAACACGAATGCGAAAGACACTAGAATTCTTAACGCGCCACCGCTGATTAGAATTAAGTTCGCAAATTTAATTTGTGATTATACAAATCCATCCCGAGGACTACTGGGCTATGTAAATGGACAGATTGGCATTACGCACGGCTTAGATACAAGTGGCATGTTCTTGATTGAGGACGAGGGCGATGGGGTTATTTATGCTAAAACTTATGAAATCCAATTCAACATGAATGTTCTCCATGAAGAAACACCGGGCTTTGCTGAAGACGATCACTTTATGGGAAATGAAAATTTTCCCTATGCGGTAGACAGTTCCAGCACAAACTTTTTTAACGAACAGGTAGACGGTGACGCTAATACGGCAGCAACTGGAACTAAAGCTAGTAGATTGGCAGGCAGCACAGGTGGTAGTGGAGGCAAAGAAATGGCTAAGATCTCCAAGGCAATAACAAAGTAGGGTAACGGATAATGGCACTTTCTAGATACAAAAACATTAACGAATTTATCAATGCCACTCCCGGCTATAGAAAAACTTTTAAGAAACGCTATGGTCAACAGGGAATAAGACAACTCCCTGTTAATGAATTGAGCTACCCCACACAAGACGAATACGATCAAATTCAAACCATTCCAGTAACATGGAAGCTGGGTGATAGATTTTATAAATTATCCTCAACCTATTATAACAACCCTGAATACTGGTGGGTTATTGCTTGGTTCAATAAGAAACCAACAGAGCAACATGTAGAGTTGGGGGAAGTTCTTTTGGTACCTTTGTTTTTGGACGAAGTATTGAGCACAATGGGTCTATAAGATGGCAATTAAGAGTTCAGCTAACTTATTCTTTCCAATAAGTCCCGGCGGATTAGATAGGCAGCAGGTGCTGAATGAGGTGTTGTGTCCACAAATCTATCGTGGAACCAATGAAGCTACAAGGGGCGCGTTGGCGAGAGTCATCTACGATGACAAGTTCGAATTCAGTTCTGTGAAAGGGCTTGATCAAGACACTTATAAAAGAATTATTCAAGGTCGCGCAAACACTAGGAACAAGTTGTTTAGTATTCACCCCTCGTTTCACCAAGAGTTAGAACAATCTTATGGGTCCAACAATGAAAAGAACGCTAATTTACAAGCACAACACAATGAATACGTTCGTTTTATGTCAAACATTGGCACCAGTGAGATGGCAGCTTTAACTCCCTATGTTAAGCTTATTTATCGTTATCGTAAAAAACAAAATGATCCATGGACTGAAATGGTGGTTCCTTTTAAGTCTTTTACTTCGGAAGATGAATTTAAGCCCAATAGTTTATTGAAGAGTAAATTTAGCAGAGGCGACGGCGCGGGCATTCAGGGCGTCACGGTTGATCGTAAATTCCCGGGCCTTGGAAACATTTTGAGTGTGACCGTTAATGTAAATTACTTTTTCCAGAACATCAACATCCTTACTAGAAAGAACAAACTGGGAGAAAAAGATTTTAGCTTTATTAAAGTAATGGCCTTCTTGGCACCCAAGTTTGAGGAATTGGTGTTAGAGTACGGTTATGGCGTTTCCCGTTTTACCGATCCGACCATCATCCCTCCTAAAATGCAGACTCAAATCCTAATGAAGGAAAAGAAAAGATGGGTTTTGAGATACAAGGGTCATGACTTTGGGTTTGAACAAGATGGTTCAATCAATTTAAATTGTTCTTACACAACTCAACAAGATCAGGATCTTTTTAACAAAAAATCTGATGTGGCAATTCCTAAAGATCAAGTCGAAATTGCCTCTTTGGAAGTTTCTGAATCTACAAAGAGCTTATTAAATACATACAGAACCCTTTTAAAGGTACAGGCAGAAACCGAAACAACATTAAGAGAACTAAAGACAACTGAGGCCAGACGCAAGTATGCCCCTAAAGTAAAAGGTGCTGCACAAAACAAGAGAGCATTAATAAAAATTCGTAAACAGAAAAAAGAACTGGGTCGGAAACTACGCAAAACCAACAAAACATTGAATTCTCTGCGAATTAAACTTGCGCCCTTAGTAAAACATAAATTCTTAGATACAATTAGAAGAAACAAAGACTTGTTTAAAATAAATTTTAAATCGACAGCGAAATCTCCCACTAGAGATGGGTTAAGAAACTTCTCACTAAAGTCAGAAATCTTTTTAGAGGAGGTAAAGGGTGGTGAATTGGTTTCTAGTAAAGTGGCCGATCTGGCTTCAAATTTTAAAACTGATCAATTCGAAAATAACATCATTCTAGAAGAGGGTCTACAGGGAAAAGACGATGAAGAGAAGCTATCCATTGTAGACAATACTGCGGGAACTCTTTTCAATGCACCTAAAGGTGTTAAGCGAGAAGGCAAAACCTATGGCGACATTCTATTTTTTCCACTGAGGGCACTTGTCGCCGCCGCCTATTCTGATTTAGAAGAGGACTATAAAGACCAAGTTCCTTTTGTTGGACTTGGAAATGTTGATACTAAGGCGTTGGGTCACGACTACTCCTTGAATTTAGGAGACATTTTAGTAAGCGTTGACCTATTCCAGAGATGGTATTATAAAAACTATACAGCTAAAAGTCGAATAACGTATGCTTTTGGTGATTTTTTAAACGACATTATGACAAAACTTGTTCCTGAAATTTTAGAGGGTTCCGCGAACCCCTTGTTTGGCGATACAAGAATCGGCACAATCAGGCCATTAAATTATTTAACAAAAATGAAGGGTAACAAGAAAGATGTCACTCTTTTTAGAAAAGTTTATACAACAAACAATAAAAACTTTTTTACTTCTTTGTCTGGAAAATTAAAGACTAATACTGACATCACTACCAAAAAAGACCTTAAGTCTGTCATCTTTTATACAAATTTGAAAAACCCGAGCAATCCGATCGGAAGTGTTTTCTTGAAAAAGCGTTTCAAGGGTGCCAAGCCTCCCTTTTTCAAAGAGTCAGAAGACATAAAACAAAATGCCCCTCACATCAAAATAGGCGCGGACCAAGGACTTTTACGCAGCATTAATTTCTCATCTCAGGACTTTCCGGGTCTTCGCACTGCCCTTTGGGCACAATCTTTGGTGAACTCTGCAGAAGTTCTTTTAAAGTATCGATACACCGCAAATGTGTCGACACTGGGCAACAATGTCTTCTTTAAAGGTGGGTTGTTCGCAATTCCAGCTAATCCTTTGGGGATTAGCAACGACGCATTTGATCCCGGCATTGTAGGATACTATGTTATTCAAAACGTTAAAGATACCATCGCAGTGGGAAATTACGAAACTTCTTTTATGGGAACGTGGATTTACAACCCAGCTAGCCAACTAGGCTTGTCTGGGACCGATGTTACTCAGCAGGACATTGACGATGATGAGCCACCAACGTCATTGCGTTTAAACGTAACGAGTTACATGGAAGACTTGTTGCGCTTAGATTCTAATGTACTGGCTCGGAATGGATTGGATAGAGAATTTAAGCCTGTGGGTAAAACAAAAGATAATTTACCGCCTCAGAACGATGACTCCAAAGACATTAGGGAGAAGGTTTGATGATAAAATTACCTTACGCTAATAATGATTCGGGAGTTAAAGACAACTACGAGAGTAAAAAGCTCTATGATTATTATTATCCCGATGACACTAACCAATTTGATACATGGTATACCAGCCCCTATTACGGGAAAGTGGACACGTTGGGCCGATCAGTGTACCCCAAAGAATCATTTTTAACCACGGTTTCTAGATTTGATGACGAATCACAGGTTATGTGCTTGGAGTTCGTAGCCAATGCCTTCAGAAAGATGCGAATGCACTATGAAACTCTCTACTTGGATGGCTATTTGGAAAACAATTCTGAATTCTTTAAGAACACTTTACAGCCTTTCCGAGCTTGGAACAGCCCAGTTGATCAGTACCAAGATCATCAGCAGTTTTTATACGAAGAATTCTTTGGCAACGTGTTGACTGATTTGGCACAATCGCCACTTATTACAAATTTCCACGACTTTGTAAAAATACTTCTAGATTACATCCGCTCAACGAATTCTCCCTTCACTCGTCTTGGGTTTCACGAGTCTCCTCAAATTTCCTCTTTTACTACGGGGCTTGTTATAGAAATTTTTGAGGGGGAGTACGGGAATGACTCACAAGCCTTTGAGTTTATTAATGATCCAAACTTTGAATTGTTTGAAGAATTGTGTACACGCTATGGATTTAAGGTAGACCGCAACAATCCGTGGAGAATCATAGCAAACATAGGAAGCAAGCACCTTCGGCCCTTTATTACAGAGTTGGGAATAGGAACTTTGGTGGTAAATAAGGAGACAGTTACGGACCTAGAACAGTTCTTCGACACTATTTATGAACGTTTAGATTTGACGGATTATTATAACGAATTCTATCAGTATTTAAAGGTCTTTTATGGGACGTTCCGTCAAGCATTCCCAACCTACAAACAAGAGACTTTTGGATTATCTAATTGTAAAAGCGTGTTCTTCTCGTTTAAAGAACGCGACCCCGCGACGACCCTCACAGAGCAGGAGAGGCTGGCCCTCTTTTACGATTTCAGAGTGGCGGAAAACGAACTAGAGGTGAGTGATAAAAGAAGAAATTTTCACCTTAAGAATGTTTTGTCCATCTTTAAAACATTTAAAAACAATCCCGGCGCAGCTAGCGCGGCAGACGCTTTAAGAAAATCACTAAACTACATTCAGTACAATTTGGGTACAGCGGGCTATCGCAACGTGCCCGTAGGAGAAATTAACTTGACACGACTGAACAACGATGGTATCATATCCTCACAGACACAGTTTGATAAGAGAACTGGTGAAGATAACGGATACCTCAATAATGATTTTTCAAGTACTTGATAATAAAGTAGAATGTGTGGGCTTTTACCACAACAAAAAATTTATAAAAAACGATGTCCCCTCCAACCTTAACCAGACTTGGGACGCCAGCCCTAATTTTCTAAGAAACGACGTAGAATACGCTAAATTATACGCACAGGTGGACACTATAGACGATGTTGTACTTCCCCCGCCCCTGCAGGAGGCGTGGAGGGGGTCCACCAAGCAGATGAAAGCTTTCATCAATTGCCTTCAGAAGTCTAAAGTAGATCTAAACGATCACTGCTTCTATGATTTAGTTCCAGACAGTTTTTTATTGAATTACTGTGAAAACAAAAATCAGATTACAAAATTTATTTTTGAAAACTTTAGTAAGCCTCCTAACTATTCTTTTTTAAATGAAGTCAATTTGTTGCTTACGAAGATTGGTAGTCAAAAATTAAAATTAGATAAAGACAATGTAAGTAAGCTTTTGGTAAAGAAGGGTGACTTTACAAGTATACAAAAATTTCTGAACTCAAGTGAAAAAATATGCTATAATTTATTTAAAAGTAAAACTGGAAGGCTTTCTACTAGAAAAAATAGTTTTCCAATACTTGCTTTTACCAAAAGGTTTCGTTCGATTTTAAAACCATCTAATCACTGGTTTTTAGAATTAGACTTTAATGCCAATGAGCTACGCGTTTTGATAGCTTTAAACGGAGAAAGGCAGCCGGAAGGCGATGTACATGATTGGAACATCAAGAATGTGTTCGGGGGAAACGGAACCAGAGAGGACGCAAAGAAAAGAGTGTTTGCTTGGTTGTACAATCCAGACTCGGCCGACGATTGTTTAAGCCGCTTTTATGATAAAGAGAAGATTTTATCTAAATTTTATATTGATGGTAAAATCACAACACCCTTCCAACGGACTATGGAGGCAGATCCTTTTCATGCTTTAAATTATTTAATCCAGAGTACTGCTTCTGATTTATGCTTAACACAGTCTCTTAAGATCAACAAGTTACTAGAGGGTCGTAAAAGCAAGATTACTGCGGTCATTCACGATTCAGTCTTGATTGATTATAATGAGGAAGACAAAGATTATCTTAAAGAGCTTGTTCAGTGTTACGGTGAAACAGACTTTGGTACCTTTAAAGTAAATGTTGACGCCGGCGTTAACTATGGGGAAATGAAAGGACTATGCAAGTAGTTGGTATTGGCACAGGCGGAAGTCAGATAGCGGCGCTATTAGCCAACAAGGCTCAATATGAGGCAGTGGCTGTAGATTCTTCGCTCAAGAGTGAATTAGAACATGTTAAACAAATCAAAATTGAGAAGCAAGAAACCTTTAAGGATTACGAAGAGAAAACAACTCTTGACTTAAGTGAACATCTACGCTATAATGATGTTCATGTGTTTTTGTTCGGAGGGGGAAAGACGACGGGCTGTGTATTAAAGGTGTTGGAACCCATTAAGGATAAGAAGATCACCATCAACTATGTTAGCCCAGAACAAAACTTTCTCTCTAACAAACAAAAATTACGAGAAAAAGCGACACAAGCAATTTTACAAGAATTAGCACGGTCAGGCATTTTTAAGAGAATAAATCTTTTTAACACTTCGGAGATTTTAAAAACGAGAGAGGTTTCCTTTTTGGAAAAAAAAGAGGTGGTGGCAAAGGAGATTGCCGATATTTTTCACATGATCAATTATTTTAAAAACACAGAAGGCATATTTTCAAATGCGGAAAACCCTTCAGAAATAAACAGAATTTGTTCATTTGGCGTGGTTAATCCACAGAATGGAGAAGAGACATTGTATTTTCCCCTTGACACACGCCGGGAAAAGTGTTATTATTTTATTATGAATCATGACTCCCTGCAGACGCCGGGTTTAGTCGAGAAAATAAATGATCAATTGAAAAGAGATGATGCTTCTTGCTCATTCAAGATTGTAGAATCAGAATGGGAAACTAACCATGTTTATGTAGAAGCATTCACAAATGTAGTTCAAACAAGTCAAAACCAAACGGAGGAATAAATGGCTATTGATATTAAAAAAATGAGAAAGAAGTTGGCCGACCTACACAATAAGGGCGGCAACGGTAACACGCGGTTCTGGAAGCCGCAGGATGGAGAGAGTGTTATTCGCATTCTCCCAACAGCAGATGGAGATCCCTTTAAGCATTTCCATTTTCACTATAACATTGGAGACACCAAGGGGGGTTTTCTGTGTCCTAAAAAGAATTTTGGAAATGAATGTCCGGTTTGTGATTTTGTTTCCAAGCTCTATAATAACGGCGATGACGAAAGCCGCAACATGGCTCGTAAGATGGTGGCAAAGAGTCGCTTCTTCTCGCCTGTCTTGGCTCGCGGAGAGGAGGCTGAAGGTGTAAAGGTCTGGGGATACAGCAAAACTGTTTATGAGAATTTGCTTCAACTAGTTCTAAACCCCGATTACGGAGACATTACAGATCCACAAAATGGAACTGATTTGGTTCTGGTTTATGGAAAGGCACCCGGTGCCATGTTTCCCTCAACTAACATTACCGCACGTCGTCATCCATCGCCGTCCACTTCAGACACAGAGTTGTTGAAGGAGGTGCTTGACACCAATATAGACTTTGATAAGCTTTTTGAAGTGAAGAGCACTGAAGATGTCGGCGCGCTGTTGGATAAACACTTGTTAGGAGAAGATGGTGAAGCCTCTGCCGAACCGGCAGCTTCCACGACAAAGAAAGCCTCATCGGTAGATGAAGCCTTTCAAGACCTTCTTGCCAGTTAGGTTTGCTAGTGGTGGGTGCCCCTTCGGGGGCACCCCTTTTTTATTTGGAGTAATTTATGACAAAAACATCGGGTCGGCTTTCAATTGCCGACATGAAAAAATTAATTAATAAAAAAGCCGGCATGAGTGTCGCCTTTTCTTTATCAGACGATAATCCAACAGAAGTTTCTCAATTCATACCAACTGGTTGTAAGTGGCTGGATGGCATTGTTAAAAGAGGAGATTGGGGTGGTATTCCCGTAGGTAAAGTAAGTGAGATTGCCGGCTTGGAAGCAACTGGTAAATCTTACATGGCTGCTCAAATTGCCGGCAATGCTCAAAGGTTGGGAATTGATGTAATCTATTTCGACTCAGAGAGCGCAATCGACCCAGAGTTTTTAGCTAATGCTGGTTGCGATGTGGAGAAGCTGCTTTATGTTCAGGCAAGTTCTGTAGAGTTTGTGCTGGAAACGATTGAAAGTTTACTATCTAATAATGATAGCCAGATGCTTTTTATCTGGGATTCGATGGCTTTAACACCATCTATTAGTGATATTGAATCAGACTTTAACCCCTTATCAACGATGGCAGTAAAGCCTCGTATCCTTTCTAAGGGTTTATCTAAACTGATTCAACCAATCGCTAACACCAAATCAACATTATTGATTCTAAACCAGTTGAAAACAAACATCACCAGACGCCCAGCAGAGGCCATGGTGACGCCGTATTTCACGCCGGGGGGTAAGGCCCTAGCTTATTCGTATTCTCTGCGTGTGTGGCTCACAGCGCGGAAAGGAAAGAAGAGTTTTATCTATGACGATAAGGGATTCCGCATTGGAACTGAAGTGAAGGCAAAAATTGAAAAGAGTCGCTTCGGAACTCAGGGCCGCGAATGTAATTTTAAAATTGTTTGGGGTGGCGCCGAAGTAAAGATTATGGATAAAGAAAGTTGGTTTGAAGCAATCAAATCGTCAGAGCATTTAACTAATGCCGGCGCATGGTTTACTTTAAAGTATGCTGACGGCAAGGTCGATAAATTCCAGACTAAAGACTGGATCAATAAGCTGGACAATGAGAAATTTTATAATAGAGTTGTTGAATTGTTGGAACATGAAGTCGTGATGAAGTTCGATAAGAGATTGGGAACTGCTGATGAGTTTTATGGAGAAAAGGAGGATAAAAACTAATGAAAATAGGTTCTGCTGCAACTATTAAGAAGAGTGGTCCGCGCAAAAAAACGCGGCAAGGGTGTGGTAAGTTTACGAAAAGGTACCACAATAAGCGATCGAAGATGTATAAAAAGCCGTATCGTGGTCAAGGTAGATAAAATTCACTTGACTTGTTTGATGACCCCTGATAGAATATAGCTTCTATCAGGGGTTTTTTTATGGACAGAATTATGATCGTGGATATGCTGAATATGTATTATAGGGCATACATTGTAGATCCTTCGCTTTCTTCAAATGGCCAGCCAATTGGAGGGATCAAAGGCTCTTTAAAAATTTTACAAAAGTTATGTAGGGAGATTAAACCAACACAGGTTTATATTTGTTGGGATGGCCGCGAAGGCTCATCCAAGCGAAGAAAGATTAACAAGGGATACAAAGAAGGGAGAAAGCCCATCAGGCTTAATCGAAGTGTTAAGAACTTAACAGAGCAACAAGAGGCACAAAATAAGATTTGGCAGATGATCAGATTGGCTGAATACTTTAATCAGTTGCCAGTTTGCCAAATTAACATTGATTACTCCGAGGCAGATGACATCATCGGGGCATTGGTAAGGAGATTTAAGCACAAGCAAAAGGTAATTGTTTCAAGCGACAAAGATTACTTTCAACTCTTGGATGATACAACGCTTCTTCTTCGACCAACGCAGAAACAGCTTCTAAATAAAAATAACATCTTAGAAGAATATAACATTCACCCATCAAACTTCGCACTTGCGAGAGCTATCGTGGGAGACAAGAGTGACAACCTTCCCGGCGTAAAAGGCGTGGGTCTTAAGACAGTGGCGAAAAGAATGCCTTTTTTGAAGAACAAAGAAGATTGCCTCTTGCAAGATGTGTTCGAATCTGCTATAGTAGAAGACCGATTTTGGGAAAAGATAACAGAGCACAAAAGTTTGATCGAAGAAAACTATAAAGTTATGAATCTGGGAACAGTCTTTCTATCTCCTCAAAATACAAGGGGGATTAAAGAGTCAGTAGAGAACTATCCACTAGAGTTCGCTCGCACTGAATTTATTAAAATGATGATGCGGGATGGGTTTGCCGCGATGAATTGGGAAGATCTTTACACTTCTATGAACCGGATAAGGATGGCCAATGCTAAATAAAGATTTTTCAAAATTTGGGAAAAACTTCCAAGAAAACTTGGTTCAAATTATGTTTGAAGACCGTGTTTTCTGTGACCAATTGGGTGAGGTTTTCAAGGTTGAGTTTTTAGAGCAAAAGTACTTACAAGCGTTTGTTGAAAAGTTATTTGAATATAAAAATAAATTTGAGACACACCCCTCTGCGAAGACTTTTGCTGCTGTTTTACGCACAGAATTGGATGAAGACAATGAAGTATTGACAAAGCAGATAAGAGTGTACTTCGCTAAAATCTATGCGAATTCTGCAGTGGAGGATGAAGACTATGTAAAGCACACAGCCTTAGATTTTTGTAGAAAGCAGAAACTGAAGGAGGCTTTAATGAAGTCTGCCAATTTGCTTCAAAAGGCATCCTTTGATGAAATCTCACTGTTGATTAATGACGCTTTAAAGCTTGGATCCGATAATTCTTATGGTTATGATTATAAATTGGATTTTGAAAAAAGGTTTGTTGTTAAGTTGCGTAGTCCTGTTTCGACCGGCTGGAGTTTGGTGGACAAATTGTGTAAAGGCGGTCTAGGTTCAGGCGAACTTGGAGTTGTAATTGCTCCAACTGGCGCAGGCAAATCTATGGCGCTTGTTCATTTAGGCACACAAGCCTTGATGGCGGGTAAAACGGTAGTACACTTCACACTAGAACTTGGTGATACTGTGGTGGCTTCAAGATACGACTCTTGTTTAACTGGCATTCACTTGAAGGACCTTTACGAGCGAAAAGATGAAATTTATGAGAAAATTAAGGATCTTAAAGGCAACATCATCGTAAAAGAATATCCAACAAAGTCTGCTAGCGTGGTAACCTTAAAGAACCATTTACATAAATTAAAGACCCGGGGTATTGAGGTGGGAATGATTATTGTAGATTATGGCGATTTGCTTAAGTGTACTGGCAATTATCGAGAAAAGAGGATCGAATTGGAGTCTATCTACGAGGATCTTCGTGGAATGGCTCAGGAATATAGGTGCCCTATTTGGACCGCATCACAAACTAATCGTGGCGGCCTAAATGCAGAAGTTATTACAATGGAGAGTATTTCTGAAGCTTTTAACAAATGTTTCGTGGCCGACTTCATATTTACTCTATCCCGCACCATCGAGGACAAAAATACAAATTCGGCACGCATGTTTGTGGCAAAGAATAGGAATGGTCCTGATGGATTGGTTTACCCGATGAGTATGGATACAGCAAATGTAAAGATGAAAGTTTTAGAACCAGATGGCAATTCTATTGCTGACATAAACAAAGAGGCAGCTAAAAATCAGAAACAGCGGTTAGCGGAGATTTACAAGAAATTTAAAAATGGGGAGAACTAAATGGAATTAGCAACTGAAATCTTGTCCGACATCACAGTACACATGAAGTACACACGTTACCTACCTAAGAAAAAGCGTAGGGAAACGTGGAGGGAACTGGTCAATCGCAATAAGCGAATGCACTGGAAAACTTATCCAAACTTAAAAGATGAGATCACAGAGGCTTATAAATTAGTTCACAATAAAAAGGTGTTACCTTCTATGCGCTCCATGCAGTTTGGAGGCAAGCCAATTGAAGTTGCTCCAAATCGTATTTATAATTGTGCTTTTGCCCCTATTGATGATTGGCGAGTGTTTAGTGAAATTATGTTTTTGTTGCTTGGAGGAACCGGCGTTGGTTATAGTGTTCAGCAGCATCATGTTGATAAATTACCGGAGATTCGAAGGCCAAATCCTAAGCGATCTCGCAGGTTTTTGATCGGCGATAGTATTGAAGGTTGGGCAGATTCGGTAAAAGCGTTAGTGAGAAGCTATTTTTTTGGCGGTTCTACTATAAGATTTGACTTTAGTGATATCCGTCCGAAGGGTGCGAGACTAATTACTTCAGGTGGTAAAGCACCGGGACCACAGCCACTAAAAGAGTGCCTGCTCAAGGTTAGAGGTATTTTAGATGAAAAAAGTGATGGAGATAAGTTACAAGCTATCGAGGTGCATGACATTGTTTGTTATATTGCCGATGCTGTTCTCGCCGGCGGCATTCGCCGTGCTGCTCTCATCAGCCTCTTCTCTGCTGATGATGGCGAGATGTTATCTGCCAAAACTGGCAATTGGTGGGAGAAAAACCCGCAAAGGGGACGTGCCAACAATTCTGTCGTATTACTCCGACATAGAATCACAAAGGATGTCTTTGAATCCCTCTGGGAGCGTGTAAAGGCTTCTGGTACCGGCGAACCCGGCTTTTACTTTTCAAATGATAAAGATTGGGGAACAAACCCGTGCTGCGAAATTGCATTACGCCCCTATCAGTTCTGCAACCTTACAGAGGTTAATGTAAGCAATGTAGAAACTCAGGAAGAGTTAGAAAAGAGAGTTAAGGCCGCAGCGTTTATAGGCACCCTACAAGCCGGCTATACGGACTTTCACTACCTTAGAGATGTGTGGCGTCGAACCACCGAGAAAGATGCGCTTATAGGCGTTTCTATGACGGGAATTGCGTCTGGCAAAGTGTTAAATCTCGACATGACGCAAGCTGCGAAGGTTGTAAAAGAAGAAAACGCTAGAGTCGCTAAGATTTTAGACATTAAACCGGCGGCTCGCTGTACAACTGTTAAGCCAGCAGGAACAACAAGCTTAACTTTAGGAACTAGCTCTGGAATTCACGCTTGGCACAACGATTATTACATTCGTCGGATTAGAGTGGGTAAAAATGAGGCAATCTACTGGCATCTTTACTTAAACCATACAGATTTAATTGAGGATGAGTTTTTTAGGCCGCATGATACTGCTGTTATTAGTATTCCTCAAAAGGCGCCCGAAGGTGCCATTACTAGACACGAATCTGCCCTCCAACTACTAAAAAGAGTGGCTAAAGTGGCCAGCGAGTGGGTAAAGCCGGGACACAGAAAGGGGCAGAACACTCATAACGTTTCTGCGACCATTACTATTAAAGATGCCGAATGGCAAGACGTTGGCGAGTGGATGTGGGAAAACCGCGACAAGTATAATGGCTTAAGTGTATTGCCTTATTCAGATCACACTTACAAACAGGCACCATTTGAAGATTGTTCTAAAGAAACTTACGATGTTTTAGTTGAATCCTTAAAAGAGGTTGACTTAACTCAGGTGGAAGAGGAAGACGACAATACAGATCTAAAGGGTGAATTAGCCTGCGCTGGTGGAGCGTGCGAGATCACTTGATTTTTGCATGGTTTTGAACTATTTAATAAAGAGGCAACTCACAAAGGGGTGTTACAATGTCGTCGGTAAAAGAACTATTAAGAAAGCTTATTAATGAAGAAATAGAAAAATTAGAAGAGCAGTCAAGATGGGGAAATTGGTCTAATCAAGATCTCCTGAAAAGACTTAGGAAGTTGGATGCTGACGCCAGCGCCGCAGGGGGCATTGACAGAGTTAAAGCCGGCCAAGCTGCTCGCCTTTTCGGCAGGCTTCTAAAAGTAAATAAATATGTTATTGACCATTTTCCCAATGCTTGGAAGGCTCTGGAGACTCATCAGCCGAAATCGGCCGCGCTTTTTAAACAAAAAGCTGCTGAGTTACAGGGCATCCCAAAAACAAAAGAAGACTGCCCTATTGGACAGACCAAGGACAACACCGGAAAATGTGTTCCCGTAAAAAGCGAATTTAGACCACCTGAAGATGGCCAGCCGGATGCCGGCCAAAAGGCGGCCCTTGCGGCAACTCGCCCATCAGCTAAAGGCAAAGGTGCTGTAGCCGGTAAAGATGTGGCCAAGCGCAAACCTCGCAAGCCAAACAAGACAATGGCACATTTACAATCTATGCTTTATTATACTTTGGTCGGCGCAGGAGTTAAAAAGCCATATTTTATGGGCAAATCGCGATTTGGCTCGGGATATGCCCCCGGCGCCGATGGTATTTACGGCGGAAAGACTCAAGGGGCAATTGACGCATTGAGAAAAACTGATAAAAATGCTCCCAAGCGCCAAGGCTCATTTAAGAAAAGCGTTCGTGCCCTTGTTGATTATTTAAAA